AACGCGATGATTGATATCGCAATGTTTGTCGGTCTGATCGTCGGGGCCGCGCTGGCCGTCATCGCGCTCTATGGTGCATTAATGAAAGCGCGCGATGTCTGGTTATACTGCAAGCGCCTACGACTTGCTTATCACTACTACCGCGCGCTGCGCTGTTCCTGGCGGCTCGCGTGGTGGAAATCAGAAGAGGTCACGAAAGGGCGGTGGGTATGAAGCTACTCGGTCGCATCTGGTGCCGTCTGTTCGGTCATCGCCGCGCTCGCCGCGTGGCTGGTGCTATGGTCGAGGCGGGCAAGGTTCTGATGGTTTGCCCGAGGTGCGGAGCATCCAAGACAAGGCGCGAGAGGAAGAAGGCGTGAAGCCAGGAATTTACAGCATCCCGATGGCGTGGTATCTTGCGTTTGAAGCACTCTCCGCGAGCCTTTGCCACGAACTGCTCACTTGCTCGCCAGCCCATGCGAAGCATCGGCAAGCGCACCCGTCGGAGCCGAGCACGGAATCCGATATCGGCACGGCAATCCATGACGTGCTGCTCGAGGGCCGAGACCGCATCGTCCCCATTGATGCGCCGGATTGGAGGACCAAGGCCGCTAAAGAAGCGCGGGAATTGGCTCGAGCACAAGGCGGGATTCCCATGCTCGCGCACAAGGTCGCGCAGATCGAAGCCGCAGTAAAACAAATAAAAGCGTTCGTCGCCGAGACTGAACTCGCCAGGATCTTCGAGAAAGCGGAAGTCGAGCAAACACTAATTTGGGAGGAACCTTGCATATATCGGGACGCGGCCGGAATTATATGCAAGGCGCGTCCCGATCTGTTTACGGCCCGCTGGCATGTGTCGGTAAAAACAACCGCCGGCAGTGCCGAGCCCTCAAGCTGGATCCGCAATCATCTGGTGCCAAGCGGCTACGATGTGTCGGCGGCATTCTATGAGCGCGGATTCAGGATGCTGAAAACACAATACGAGCCGAGCTACGCGCCGAGCACGGTATTCCTGGTCGCTGAACAGGCGCCGCCGCATGGCTGTTCGTTGATCGCGCTGTCCCCGGACATGTACGAAATAGCGCACAAGAAAGTAGAGCGTGCTATCCGTATTTGGCAGGAGTGTCAGCACTCCGGAAAGTGGCCGGCATATCCTGCCCAAATCTGCTACGCCGAGCCGACGCCGTGGCAGCTCGCCGAGCAGGAAGAGCGCGATTTGAATCGCACTTATGATGCGCTTCAAATGAAGGAGGGTTTGCAGGCATGAGCAACTTCACTTTCCGTCCTGCGAAACGCGAAGCTGTTAGCCTGCTCATCGGGCTTGCGGGCGGCACCGGCTCCGGCAAAACATTCTCCGCGTTTCGTCTTGCAAAAGGGATTTGCGGGGACAAGCCGTTTGCCGTGATTGACACGGAAGCCGGACGCGCCAAGCATTACGCGGATCAGTTCACTTTCGATCACGGCGATTTGAAGCCGCCTTTCCGGCCCGATGCTTATGCCGAGGCGATCCTTGCTGCCGACAAGGCCGGCTATCCGGTCGTGGTGGTGGATTCCGTAAGCCACGTGTGGGCCGGCGATGGGGGCGTGCTCGACTGGCAGGAAGATGAACTTGACCGGATGGCCGGGGACGACTGGAAAAAGCGCGAGGCGTGCATGATGGCCGCGTGGGTCAAGCCCAAGATGGCGCACAAGGCGATGGTGAACAAGCTCCTGCAGGTGCGCGCTCACGTGATTCTGTGCTTCCGCGCCGAACCAAAAGTTGAAATGACGCGGGATGAAAAAGGAAAAATGCAGGTGATGGAAAAGAAGGGACTGACCGGCTTGGATGGGTGGTTTCCGGTATGCGAGAAAAGACTGCCGTTTGAATTGACCACCAGTTTCTTGTTGCTTGCCACCGAACCAGGCATCCCTCACCCGATCAAGTTGCAAGAGCAGCACAAAGGAATGTTTCCGTCAGGGAAGTTGATTGACGAATCGTGCGGCCAGCGCCTTGCCCAATGGGCTCGCGGCCTGACACCGACCCCGACCGCCCCACAGGCTCCACAAGATATTGATTTACTCCCCTCGATCAGTGCGCCTGTGGCGGCGGCGGAACCTAATACCCTGGACGCGGAACAGATCAGGGAGCTCGAATCATTGCTTGAGATGACCGGCCTCAAGCCGCGCTTTACGCTGAAAATGAAGATAAGCAAGTGGGCGAGCGTGGAGCAGATCCCGGCCTCGAAATTCAAGGATATCGTCGAGTGGATCGGCAAACAGTCAAAGCGCGCGCTATGACCAAGGCTCGAATGACCGACGAAGAATTTTGGTCCGTGATGGCGATTACGGTCGAGCAGGCGTGTTCGATGCCGGATTACTATCCTCGGCTCGATGGATGCCATGGATTGTGCCCGCTTGTTGATAGCGCGTTCCGATGCAACCTAATTAATCGGACACAATCAGAGCGTTTGCTTAAACAGATTTCGTTAGTGCGCCCGAAGAAGTTTTACGACCCGTTTTATTGGTCCCCGGGAAGCTGGCGGCCGCGCGTCAGGGCGATGCGGCGGTTGGCGGAACTAGCGCGGAGCATTCTCTTTGAACGCGCGCTCAAGGGCAGCCGCGACGTTTATGAAACCATCGGCGAGGTGACCGGCTACGACGGCCCACCGATGAGCGCTCGCTCGCTGGTAGGCGTGCCCGATGCCGGCGAGTTCACGTTTCAATACAACCTGGTAGCGAATGATGGGCCGCAACAGCGGCTACGCGCCGATTTCGCCAATGGCACGCTCAGAAGCTACCGCATCCGCAAGGCCGACGGCACGCTGCCGCAGTGCGTCTTTTCTGCCTACGTGACGGCGGTTTCGAAGTCCGGTGCGGTGAACGAAAAGGTTGCCGTGTCCTGCACGCTCAAGATCACCGGAGCGGTGCGCTATGCTGCCAGATCAGATGACGCGGCTTGATCTGTTCGTCAACCGCGAGCCGTCACCCGAGTCCCAATGCGGGCGATTACTCGCGCATCTACGCGCCGGGAATTCGATCACGCCGTATGATGCTTACCAGATCGCGGGAATCCTCGCATGTCACTCCAGGATTAGCGAATTACGCAAACTCGGCTACCAAATACGCTGCGAGTTGGTGAAGACGCAGAGCGGAAAAGTTGTGGGGAAGTATTCGCTCGCATGAGCGGCTGGGGCCAGTTGATCATCCCCAAACGTATTCCGACGTTTGCGTGCGGCCATCCCCGCGTGCCGCAGAACACGCGCTATTATGTCGGGCAGAATCGCACGTTGAGCGGGATTCACTACTATCACGGCGAGCGCTGTCTGACGTGCCATAGGGAGGATAACCGGACGTGGTGGACGAGGAGGAGCAGGAAATGACCGACAAGACGCTGACGGCGGGGCAGATTAACGAATGGCTTAACACTCCATCCTACAGAGCAATGCTAAGTTGCTCACCTTACCAATTCCATCAGCTTTGCAGCATGGCCCTGCGCTCCCTCGACGCGGAGGGCGTGAGGGTGCCGAGGGAGCCGATACCAGAAATGATTCAGGCATGGCACGACCGGATGATTGAGGGCGCAACCTACATCGACAGGCGCAGCATCGAGTATGCGCTGTATGTGGAATGCTATAAAGCTATGCTCGCCGCCGCCCCAGAGGGGAAGGAGGAAGGATGGCCGACAAAACGCTGACAACGGAACTGCTGCCATGCCCATTCTGTGGAAGTCAACCAACCCAAAACGATCGTGGCCTATGGTGCTGCAGTAATACCACCAGACCACATTGCCCTGCGTCCCTTGGTTGCGTGCGAATCGAAACATGGAATCGGCGCGCCACCCTTCCCGACAAGATGGAAATACTGACTACCCCCAAGTTAGGGAGCGAAAGCCGAGGCTATTATGTTTATTGGAGATTGGCGGACAATACTAGCGCACGCACAGGATTTACCAAGACGCTTGGCGCGGCTTGGAGACTTTACGCTGGTGTGCTGGATGCCGGGGGCGCGTGGAATCATCGCGCCACCTGTGCCGACGCAGAGAGCGTGAGGGTACCTAGAGAATACATCAAGATGGTGCTGGACGAACTCGGAGTGCCGGGACCAGGGTATCCCACTCCAGTTATAAATGCGGTCGAGATGTTGAATGCTTTGCTCACCGCCCCCGATGGGAAGGAGGAAGGATGACCACTGCCATAAGCCGTATCTACTTGAGCACCGAGGAGCTGCGCTCGCGGGAAAGCCGCCGCACGCTCACCGGCTTTGCGCTTGGCTTTGCGCTCGCGCTGGTACTGCTCGCAGCGGGCGCGCTGTGGCATTACTCCAAGGCCGAGCCAACCATTGAGCCAGCGGTCGAGCGCGGCTGCCGGTTGCCGCAGATCGAAGGTGCGTGGACGATCTTCGGCGTGGTTGACGGAAGGCTACGTTGCTGGCGGTTTCAATGACCGCCCACGAGCGGGGAGTCGTGCACTAACGCACGCAAGCCTGCAGGACGGCCTCTAGTACCGCAACGTGGCCGCGAAGGGTGAGCTGGTCGGTTCGTAGCCCAAGCACAAGCCGGTAGTCATCCAACGCGGCCAACTCAGCATCAGTTAGGAAGGCGGGGCGTTCTGGCACCCTGTCAATGCACGGCACGGCAACCGGGATCATGACCTTCTCCGGCACCGTAGGCAGCCCGGAGCAGCCAGCCAGAAGCAGGATAACGGCCCATCTCACGGCTTAAGCCCCCCCCTGACCTCCTGAACGGCCTCGGAGCACGTCAAAGCGCCCTTTTCGCCCATTTTGGCCTTGAGCCGCGAGATCTCAGCTTGGGCCGCTACCCGACCCTTAACTGCGGCCTCCCGTGCGATCCTGGCGCGTTCTGACGCTTTCTTGCTGGCATCCTGAAGGCGACCTACCTCCCGATTCTGCTCTTCCGTGACCTTGGCGAGGTGGGTATAGGCAAGCTCGAATGCCACCCGCGCTTGCTGGCAGCCCTCGAGCCGCTTGGTTTGGATGGCAATTCCGGCGCCAAGCAGGGTGATCAGGACGGCGGCCCCGATGGTGAGCGGATTCATCAATTCGGGCGCTCCTGCGTGATTTCGATCAGCACGTCTTCTCCGCCTTCCAGCGTCGCCTTGATTTTGGCATAGAGCTTGTCAAAGGCGAGCCGCGATTCCTGCACGGCCTGAAGCGTGCGCTTCCTGCCCACCAGGATGCAGCCCTCGGTGTCCGAGGTCGTGTTGCCGGAGTGAATGCGGATGCCCTCGAAGTTCGGTACATCCATTAGCCACGGCAGATCGCGCTTGAATCTCGGGGAATAGGTGATTTTGATTCGGTACGCGCCTTCAGGAATCGCCGTGTCCCCGGGGATCTTCTCGCCAAGAGCGCGCA